TCAGGCAGGGTTGACGGACCGTCTGCCGCTCTTCACGTAAGCGTTGACGTGATGGTAGGCGACGCCGAGATCACGGGCGATGTCAGCCTGACTCATCCCCGCTGCGATCCATTTGTCGACTTGCGCCTCCTGGTACGGAGATAGGGCGCGCGAAGCGGCGTGCGCGGTCGCCCCGTAGTGGTATTCCTCGCTAAGGATCTCGGTGAGGTAACCGACGTCTTCGCGGAAAGCGATGGTGACGATCCCGAGGTACTCGTCGATGTCCATCCTGTGCCGGTCGCGGATGTAAGCGACGAGCGCTTCGGACGGCTCCCAGACGATGCCGTGTGTCCTCTCTTGCGTGAGAAGCTGCTCGTCACGGAACTGGTTGCGGGCGTGGTTGATCCACTCAGCCTTGACCTTTGTGATCGTCTGCCTGGAGGACTGGACACTGATCCCGAGCATCTCAGCGGTGGTGGCGTGCGAGAGTTCGTCGAAGTAGCGGAGTGCGATGTTCATCTTCTCCCGCTTGCGGAGGAACACGAAGTAGTCGACGATGTCCGCTTGCACCATCTTCCAGTGGGGGAGCATGTTCGGGGCGTGGAGCGATGTTCGGTACTCGGCTTCGGTGGTCTCGAGCTCGTGGCCTTCGATCGCGGGTCGATTGTCGAAGCTGGTCGCGACAGGGTCGATCTCCCCCTCGGCGGGGTCGCCAGCGTATCGCCGGTATCGGATGATCTTGCGCTTGATGTCTTCCTTGAGCATGACGAAGAAGGCGCCGTCATTGTTGCTTGGGTCCCACCCTCGGTCAGCGGCGATTCTCGGCCACCGGTCGATGTGGCGGAGAAGTGCGATCGACGCGACCTGGATGAGATCGTCGATCGTGACCAGGCAATTCCCGCGCTGTTCGAGCCACCCGTACCTGCGGATGACGTGAGCTCGCAGCTGGGGCAGGAACTCGTTGACCATGTTCTCCGGGCTTGTCAAAATCTACCGTCCCAACCCCGTCGGAACTCCCACAGCTTCTGCCGGTTGTTCTCCGCGATCTGCGCTGTCGTGTCCTGAACGGACTTCTCGTACGCCTGAGCCGCGAGCTTCTCTGCCTCACTCATCGCCTTCTCGGCGGATACCCGAGTAGCGTTCTGGCGATCGGTGATGTCGACGCTGATCTGCTGCGCTGATCGCGCGTGAACTGTCATTTCGCCCCGCCCTGTCTGCCATTCGACCGACACAACTTCCGCGGCGAGCACACCCGATTTCAGGTGCAGTTCGATCGGTGCGCCCGGTGTCGCTTCAGTGCGGATTTGCGTGGTCACCACGATGTCCCGGCCTCGCCGGAACGTTCGACTGACGACCGAATCAGCGAGGTTTCCCGATGGCTCTCCTGCCGTGATCTCGATTACGCGACCCCGCGACCGTGCGCTTCCCTCGGCGAAGTGCCGCCATGTGCGGGTGCTGTCGAACGCCGGAGACTCACCGACAACGACCACGGTGTCGGCCCAGTCGCCGTCTCGAGAAACGGTGTCGTTGAAGGACAGGATGATGGGCTCGACGCCGGCGGGCAGATCGTCGTCGTGGGATGCCCATCGCAGGTTGACGGGATCGCTTGGTGCGACCTTGTCGCGGCTGGCGACGTACCAGCCGAGGCCCCAGGCGTCGAACAGGCGCATGCCGAGTGAAGACAGCTCGGTCTCGATGATCTGCATGAACGACGCTCCGGCTGGCGCGGGGATAGGTATCTCGACGTGCTCAGGGTTTGACAGACGAGTTCCAGGGCCGGCGGATCTTGAAAGCACCGCGGCTGCCGCATCATCGGCAGGATTCGCATGTCCGGCACCGAACGTGAGTCCGAGAAGAGCGTCGACGTAGCCGCCGAGCGTCCTGGGCTGAGCGAGCACGTTCGAGATCTCGTATCTCGACGTCAGACGCCCGGTGTCCTCGATGACGAGACGATCGTCGACCATCGTTTCGCCGCCGCCGAGCATGATCGTGGCCACGTTGAGATCCCGAGTGACGCTTCGCACGTACATCGTCGCCCACTGGTTTGTTGCTTCGCCGACCCGTGGCAAGTATCCGATGACAGCACCTGCCGGATCGAGCTGCCGCACTCGCCAGCGCACCTGACCACCTTCATGAGGATCGACGAGGCGCGGGTCAAGGAGAGCCCATTGCTGTTCACTGAGCCCACCAGCGGTGATTGTGGCCGCAGCGAAGGGGACCCGGTCCAGATCCGCAGAGGGGACGATGTCGGTGGCGGGCAGAGCGATCCACTGGTTGCCGTCGCGGACCTCAGCCTCGTACTCGTAGTGGACGGAGTTCATGCAATGACCTCCCGCCACGGAAGAGTGAGCGTCCAGGATCCGGTCTCTTGAGTGATGGCGATATCGCCGCCCGTGACCACGAAGCGTGCGGAGAGCTCGGGCGGGTCGACTGGGTACATATCGAACTCAGCCGCGGTCGAGAAGAAGTCCCGCGCTGCGTGTGCGCTGGCGGCGTCGGGAAAGCGGAGCGTCATAGCTCCGGCAGATGGTCGAGGCGGCCGGAGCGTGTATAGCGTCTTTGAAGACTCGAGCAGTTGGTGCTCGATTGTGCGGGACTCGCGGGCGGACGTCCACGGGGCATCGATCGAGGGGACGTCGAGCTGGTCGATGGGGCCGGTGTAGGGGTAGCGGGTGAATGTGATCACTGGATCACCCTTCCGAGAGTCGGGTTGACGACGACTGAGACCCCTTCCGCGGCGCGGCGGTTGATGGCAGCCATCTTTCGGTCGAAGTCGCTGGTGTCGATATCGATCTGCAGCTTGCTGGTGACGAGTTCGGGGATGCCGTCGAGGTCGCCCTTGAACTTCGAGATATCCGTGGTCGCTTGCTCGGTCTTCGCGTCGATCATGATCTGGGTGCCGTCGGGCAGGGTGTAGACCGCGTTTCCGAGATCGTCGACTTCCTTGGTCGCTCCTTGCGCGTCATTGATCAGCCCCTTCAGTACGGCCTGCTGGTCGTTGAACTTCGTGTTTGCCTGGTCGATGACGCCGGTTAGTTCCCGCTGAGCGCCGATCGCAGCCATGTTCTGCTGAAGGCTCTTCTGCTGTTCCGGGGTGAGCTCCTTGAGGGATTGCTTCTGCGCGTCTGCGATCGCGAGGTTCTCTTCCTTGGCTTTCCCTGCCTGAGCGTCGACAACCTTCATCGCGTTCGCGTCGCCGACGTACGCGCGCACTGCTGTGGCGAGGTCGATGCCGAGTGCGTCGGCGTAGGCCTGAACTTGCTTGCGCTTGTCTTCGTCCGTGATGACGTCGGCGGATGCGGCGGCGATGCTCGTCGCGCTGAGGACGTTGCTGCCGGCGTCGATGAACGCCTGCGCCATCTCTCCTGCCCGCTGGGCGAGTTCCTGGTTCCTCTCGTCGATCTGATCCATCGCGCCGATGATCAGACCGAGGCCCGCCGCGCCTGCGGCTGTGGCAGCAAGACCTCCGATCCCGCCGAGCGCACCCGACCCGGCGAGGCCGCCGAGGGTGTCCTGCGCTATCTGTGGGAGGTCTTCGAGGTCACCGCGGAACGAGGAGAACGTCTCGCCGAGGTTCTGCCGAAGCTCCCCAGATACCTCAGCCCCCTTCTCGCCGAGTCGCTTGAAGCCCCTCTCGCCGGTGTCGCCGACGTCTCGCAGACCCTTCTCGGTGCGTTCGGATTCCTTGCGGGCGTCCTGCAGTGCCTCCTCGAGTCGGGAGACGTCGCGAGCGCCGTCGCGACCGACATCGGAGGCGGCGCGTTCGAGGTCTTTGAACGCGTCCTCGGCTTGCTCGAGCGGCTTGATGATGCCGCTGCGGACGCCTTCGTCGAACCCGCGGGTATCCGCGGCGATGCCGATCTCGTGGACGGAGGCCATCATCGTCCTTTCAGTTCGAGGTGGTCGAGGGCGGTACGGGTGGCGGTCTGGATCATCAGAGACGAGAACCTCACGATCGAGTCGCCGGCGGCGGGGTTGAAGACGTTGCCTCCGCGGCGGGGTGCACCGAACACGGAGCCCATGCGGCGGGGATACTTCTTGCCGCGTCGGGAGCGTTGGATGATTCGTTTGGCGGGGTTGCCGCCGTACTCCGCACCCTTCGCGACGACGGAGACCGGGGTCCCGTCGGAGAGCTTCCCAACGGAGCCGGAGCGGAGGAACAGGTTCCGGGCGGTGACGCCGACGCGAGCGCTGTTGACGAGCGCTCGCTGTTGCAGTCGGGTCGCCGCCCGGTCCCGGACCTCTTCGAACCAGATCGGCTCGGCCGCCTTCTTCGTCTGGACGCCGATCTCCTTGCGGACGTCGGCGGGCAGCTCGCGGGCGGCGAGGAGCATGTCGCGCAGCGGCGAGTCGACCAGGAGGCTGATGCGGCCGCTGCTCGCCATGGTCAGGCTCCGAAGTCGGGCTGCCCGTTGACGCCGAGGTTCAGGGTGGCCTTGTTGATGCCGCCCGCCGCGCCACCGATCTGCGACGGCTGGAACACGACCTCGACGGTCACGACCTCCGCGCCAGTCTGCGGGGTGAACTCGATCGTCTTGGTCTGCCCGGCCCACTCGATGCTCTTCTGCGAGAGGGAGCCTTCGGAGGCCCAGTCTTGCGCGAACGACATCTGACACACCCAGGTCGGGGTTCCGACGACGGACTGGACACCGCCGCCGATGTCGGTGTGCTGCGCGGTCGGGGTGGTGGGCACGAGCGCGAAAGAGTCGACGCCCTTGGTGTAGTTGTCCGCGCCGATCTTGATCGTGCCGGACTTGTTGTACGTTGCGACGTTGGGTGCGTCGGCCATGGTCACTCCTCGATGGTTGAGAGCAGGGTCAGGGGGAACCGCCAGGCGAGCGCCCCGGTGCTGAGGCGTTCTTTCTTCGCGGTGTCCCAATAGATGTCGTCGCACTGCTGCAGAGCGTGTGCGAGGGTGACGAGGTCGGCGTCCGCCCCGTCCTCGTCGCCGGCCCCGGCGGAGGCGACGACGAGGTCGAACTTCGGGGCGACGGTGAACCGGTCCAGCGCCGTCCCGTTGACGGACGAGCTGACCTCGGTGAACTCGAAGTACAGGACCGTGACGACCGTGTCGATCGCTTCGGACAGGTTGTTGATGATCCGCCAGTTCGCCGGCAACAGCGGTTTGAGACGGTCGCGCAGATCGTTGCGGATGGTGGCGGGGTCAGAAAACATCGGCGACTCCGGAGGTCGGGCGGATGACCCGCTGAATGTCCTTCGACAGCGGCCGCGGGGAGAACGTGAACCCCTCAGGGCCGTCCTCGCCCTTGCCCGCGAGCCAGAGGTTCTTTGCCTGCATGAGCTGCGCGTACACGTACCGGGTCGGCACGCCGGGGCTGCTGGCCTCGAGGTCGAGGAGCGTGATCACCTGAGCGATCGTCGCGTCCTCGACCCCGAGGTTGTGCAGCAGATCCGTGACCTGCACGACCGGTTCATCGTCCGCCGCGAACGCGAGGACCTGCTCGCGCGCGACGTCCAGGAGCATCCCGGCGAGAGTCTCGTTCTCGATCGGGAGCTCCGGGAACGCGTCGTGCGCGTCCTCGAGGTCGGCGTCGCTGAACCAGTCGGCCATGGTCAGGGCTTGGTGCCGATGAAGACGGTCGACTCCGGGCGTTCGATGAACGTCTCCAGGAACCCGACGATGGAGCGGTCGAGGCCGAACTTGGCAACCTCGACGGCGTCGATCTGGATCGGCGTCTCACCGAGCTCCTTGAACTCGACCGCCGCCTTCGACCCAGCCGCCACCTGGGGGTCGGTCGCTTTCGTGCCGGGGAAGGCGGACTGCGGGGCCTTCTTGACCACGACCTTCCCCTCGACCGACGCCTGGCCGGAGCCGGGCGTGACGGCGAGGGAGATGAACTCGGGCAGCAGATCCTTCGGCGTGTAGATGAGCTGCTTCCACAGCACCGGGTTGACAATCGCCCAGGCCGGGTCATCGTCCGCGTCGCTGATCGCTTCGATCGCCTGGATCAGCTGCACCACACCGGGGTAGTACGCGGAGTTGGCGGGCGTGCCGGCAGGCAGCGACTCGGGAGCCACGAGGGCGGACAGGGCCGCGCCGTCGCGGTTCATGGCCACGCGGATGAGGGTGTCGCGGGCGTCCACGTCGGTGACCTTCGCGTAGCTGTCGGCGACGCCCTGCCAGAACTGCTGCATGACGTCCGCTCCGCCGGAGAGGTAGTTCCACTCCTGCGCGACGTCGGCGGCGTAACCGTAGCTGTCGCGGGTGGAGCTGCGCTTGTCGCTCGTCGCGGAACCGGTCGGCAGCTCGGTCTTCTCGCCCGTGGTGCGCTTCTTGACCAAGCCGTCGGTGTCGTTCAGGCGGTAGCCCTCGCGGCCGTTGATGTCGATCGGGCCGTAGACGTGGGTGGCGAGGTCGATGAACTTGCGGACGTACCGCTTGCCCTGCCACAGCCGGCCGACCCAGGCCTTCGGCGCGAGGCCGGCTCCAAGCCCGGACGCGCCGGGGTCGGTCGTCTTGATGTCGGCGAGCGCCATGAGCGCGTTCTCTGTGTCGACCGAGCGGGCGGTCTTCATCGCGTGGAAGGCGGAGAAGAACGCGTTCATGTCGACGTCGGCCGGGTCGGCGGCGGGTGCGGGTGCTCCGCTGAACAGGGCCGGTGCGGCCGGGGTCTGAGGCTCCGCGGGAGCGGCAGCTGCGGTCATGGTCTCCTCCTCGGAGCTGGTGGTGTTGTCCTCGGCCGGGGTTTCGGCGTCGGTGATCTTCTCGACGGTGGACTTGCTGGAGTACTCCTCGATGCGCCGCCAGCGGACGCCCTCGGAGTCGGTGAACTCCGACACCGTGCGCGAACTGTTGTCGCGGTCTGGTGCGGAGTACTCGTCGCTGGCCGGCACTTCGGTGGTGAACTCGACGTTCTGACCGGGAGCGAGGGAGAACAGGGCGGCGGACTCGAACGCACCCTCGGCGCAGACAGCCGCCCCGGTGAGGCGGGAGCGGACGGCGTTGATGCCGTTGCGCACGAGAGAGCCAAGTTCGGCGGACAGCTTGCGCTTGCCTGTGCCGTCACCGTAGGAGGCGAGGAACGCGTCGCCCTCATCGGTGTTGGCGATCGCGAACCGGCCTACGACGCCGGCCTCGGTCATGGTGAACTGCACGCCGCGGCCGAGCGGGTTGAACCGGTCGTGCTCATCGTTCAGGGTGACGATCGACGGGTCACGGGGGAGCGCGACGGCGGAAGCGCTGAACATGACCGGCTCGGTTCCGGAGAGGTTCGGGCGGGAGAGCTCGCCGAACGGGAGCAGCAGACCCTCGATCTCGCGGGTCCCTGCGACGCGGGAGAACAGGCCCGCTTCGGTCGTGTTGGTCATGCTGTCTCCTGGGAGGCGTCGCCGGCCTCCGGGTCGATGGATGTGGGAGCGGGTACGGAGAAGTGCGACAGGTCGGCGCGGACCTCGGCATTGGGGCCGACGACGTCGTCGCCGGAAAGTGCGGCGGCGATCGCGTAGGCGTACTCGGCGGACCCGTACGTCCACATCTCGGACTGGCGGTCCTGCTCGTTCGAGTAGGAGAGGTCGCTGCCTTCCTTGCCGCCCTCGACGAACGACGCCGGCACGCCGCCGTGCATCGCGAGTTCGAGGCGCAGGGAGTTCTTCGCGTCCTCGAACAGGTCGAGTTGCCCGGACACGCCGCGCTCTTTGACCTCGATGTAGCTCGGCGTGACGGAGACGGAGTGCTTCGCGCGGGTCTCGACGTACGAGGTCGCGAGGGTCTCCTTCTCCTTACGCTTCATCTGATCGAAGGCGGGATCGGTGATGTGCAGCTCGGTCGCGGCGGGCGGTGCGTCGAGGCGGGTCTGTCGTGCCTTCTCGAGCTTGCGGGCCTGGCGGATCGAGTCGATCCCGTCGGCCATGACACCGTTCGCGCCGAGCGGCACGAGCACGACGCGCATCCGGTACTCGGCCGGAATCGAGTCGTGCAGGGTAACGCGCTGCGTCGACGGGTCCATCGACCACAGATGCCGGGGCACGGGTACCCAATCCCACACCGTGTCGTCCGTCGCGAGGCGGCACCCGAGAACACCGAAGCCCTCCCAGTACAGTTCTTCGACGAGCTTCTTGATGGCGATGTGGCGGGACATGCCGGGGTAGTTGCAGGAGCCGACCCAGTACGGCTGGGGGTCGGCCTTGGTGTCGTTCTCGAACTTCTCGAAGCGCAGCGGCGACACAAGCGCTTGGTGGCCCTTCAACGCCCGCTTCAGCTCAGGGACGCGGGCGGCGGTCACGCGGGTGACGAGCTCCTCGGGAAGGGTTCCGAGGATGTCGCCGACGATCGCCTGTTGCAGGCTGTCGCCAGAGCCGGGGGCGGCGAGCGCGGGCGCGCCGCTGGCGGAGGTGGGGGAGACGTCCCCCATCAGCCATGCCCAGAATCCCGCCATGTCTCCACGGTGACGGGCCTCTGAGCGTTAACGGTTACCACCCGGGAGTGTGCTAGACGCCTACCAACTCCGGGACACCGCCGGGGCCCTTCTCGTCGTCGAGCGCGTAGAGGGCGCGAGCGACTGCCTCGATCGGTGTGATGTCGTCGTCGGGCTGGGTCTTCTCGTCCGGCCTGCCGAACGCCCACGCCCCGGTCTGGCCGAACGCGCGGCGCACAACGATCTCCGCGGCGGCGTCGAGCGGGTCTTGCCCGTGGTAGGTGACGAGGTCGCCGGCGTTGAGGAACCGCATGAACAGCACCGCCGACCGAGGTATCTCCATCCGTGCCAGCGGGCGGGTGCGCATCGGCGGGCGGCCAGCGACGAGCGGCGCGATCTCGACGTTCTCGACCGGGCGGCCCGGATCGAAGATCACGCGACGGTTCAGCTTCCGAGCCCGGAGAAGTACATTCTTGCCGAACCCGTCGACGCCTTCCTGGTGGTGCAGCAGTGCCACGTGCCGGCGTCCCTTCGTCCCGTGCCAAGCTGCGGCGAGAGATGCCCACTTGCCGTCTGGATGGATAGCGATCGCGAGAGCCACAACCGACGGCATCGACTTCGGGAACGCCTTCTCGGTTCGCGTCTTCGTCCACAGCGGTTGCTTGATCAGCGCCGTCGCCGACCCCTCCTCGCCGGGAAGCGACAGGTACTCACGCTGGAACGCCTTCGACGACATCGCGTGGAAGTTGTCGAGCACGTCAGACAGGGGAGTCGTGTAGCCAATGCCCGGATGGTTCAGTTCGATCAGCTCACGCACACGGGCGTGCGGGTGCTCCTCATCCGGCTCCCACGCCTCGAGCTCCGCGGGGTCGGTGTCCTCGGGGATGCCATGCCGGACCACGCCGGCACCGGGCATGGTCAGCAGCTTCCACAGCAGGTTTCCCTGCTGGAAGTCGGGCGCTGTACCCGACGCGATCATCTGCGGCAGGAACCGACCATCGAGCGTCGGGGGTATCGAGGTCATCATGTCCTCGGCCATCTCCGGCGTCGCGTCCTGCGCCTCGTCGACCCAGGCGACGTCGTACGCGCCGGACGTGAACGCCTCGTTCCCCGGCGCGTACGCGTTGAAGTACGAGCCGTTCGGCCAGCGGATGTGCTCGGTGCCCTTGCCCGTGTTGATGATGAACGGGCGCGTCTTCGGGTCCGGGTACAGGCGCTCAACGTGCGTGACGATGTCCTTGCGGAACCGCTCGCCGGTCTTCTGCCCGCCGTCCTTCTTGGCCAACGTCCAACCGACGAGGTAGTCCTCGCGCAGGCTGCAGCGCCCCAGGATCACGGCCTGGACTGCAGTGGTCTTCGTCGTGCGTCGCGGCTCCATGATGCCGTTGAACTTCTTACCGGCATTCAGCATGTCCGCGATGACCAACTGGATAGGCGACGGCCCCGAAAAGCCATCCCCACCCCGACGTCGCACGTCCATCCGCAGAAGACGAGCACCCTCCAAGAACTCCGCCCTCGTCTGGTCGGTCGTGACGAGTTCCGTCACGTGCGCCGCCACCGGGATGCGCGAACGCCACTCCAGCCACGTCGCCTCGTCCTGAAGGTCCGCCACCGACGGCACGACGCCCGTGGGCGCAACCACAACGCCGCCGCTCGTCACGACACCTCCCGAGCCCGATCGACAGGGAGAGGGGCGCGTGTTGAGCCGTAGGCGGGGAGCCGAGCGACTCGCGCCAAAAAGACGCGGGTTCGCCGTCCTTCGTGGTGGATCATCCCGATGCCGAGTGCGGCCATCGCGAACGTGGGTGAGCCGAACGGCAGCCCGGTGATGGTCGCGATGGTGGACGCGATGGCGAGCGCCAGGTAGGCGATCTCGAGGGCGGGGCTTCCCGCCTTCGGTTCCTTCGTCATGCCCATGGTGGTGTGACCAGTCCTGTCGTTCTGGCGCGTCTGCGCTGGTTGGTGATGCGGGCGCCGATCTTGCCGCCGTGGCTGCGGTTGCCGTGTCGGCATTCGGGTGCGGCGTTGTCGATGGTGTTGCCTCCGTGCAGTGAGATGTGGCCGACGTCGAAGGGTGTGCCCTCAGGGATGATGTCGCCGTGTCGCCAGCATGCGACGTCCTCACCTCGTGCCCATGCTTGGCGGACTTGGGCGCGGATGATGCGGGTCGTGTGCCGCCACACGGGGTCGCGGTGCTTCTCGGTCATGCGTTCGCCCTGGTGCGGGCGAGGGACTTGGTGACCCCGGCGTTGGAAATCCCGACAGTTTCGGCGATCTGCCTGATGCTGTGTCCGGCGCTGCGGAGTGTTCGGATGCGGTTGTCGCGGGTCTGGTCGGCGGTGGGGCCTCGGTGTGCGCGGATGACGTTGACCGTGCTCTCGCCGTGGCCGCGCGCGTGGGTACGGGCTTCAAGGCGGGCTGTGGTGTGGTCGGAGCACCAGGCGCCGCGGTCGCAGGTGGAGCACCCCCAGACGGCGGAGCCCGTGTCTGCTGGCTTCTCGACCCACACGCTCATGCCACCGACCCCAGCACTGACCCAGGAGCATCCGGGCTTTCCCACTCACCAGGGGAACCAGGGACAGCAGTCGGCCATGAGGAGACCACACCGCTCACGAGATCCACGTGCTCTTCGAGTGGAGCTTCGCTTCCTTCCTCGCCGGCCTGTCCTTCCTGTCCTGTCCTATCCTTTCCAGTCCGGCGGGACATCCCCGGGACATGTCCCCCGGGACCGTCCCCGGGACTGGCTTTCTTCGCGGCCCGTTGGCGAGCCTTCTTCTCGCGCTCTGCCCTTCGGATGTTGTCGAGCACTTCGAACTCGGCGCGGCTGGTCTGCGTGCCGATGTACTCGACCATCTGCCACGACGACTCGGCCGACTTCGCCCACAGTCCCGCGGCGACCAGGTTGGGGATACTCGATCGTGTGAACCGAGGGATGTAGTCGAGGTCGGCATCCGTGATCGCCCCGTCGGTGCGGTTCTCGACCATCCACGTCCCGGCCGTCACGAACGCGCGGAAGTCGTCGCCGCTGAGTGCCATGACGCGACGGTCGTTGAGCCAACGCCCCGCGAATCTGAAGTCACTCACGAGCACCTCCTTTCATGTGAGAAGGGCCGACCCGTGCAGGCCGGCCCTTCTCGTTAGTCGTCAAGCTCACGCAGATGTTCGTCGACGTCGGCGGCTCGCCGAACGATCCTCACGGGTTCCGGCAGGTCGTCGGCGAGGTCGAGGAGGCGCAACGCGAGCGCCTTCGCGAGGTCGCGGTCGATCTCCTGCGCGACCTCACCGCACGTGTCCAGCAGCAGGATTGCGGTGACCGTCCCGGTAGCCAGATCGCGTCCGTGGACCGCGATGGTCGCGGCCTCGCAGGCGTACCACGCAGATTCGTCCATCGGGGTGTGCATCAGTACGCCCTTCCGTTGTGCCGGCGTGCGCGCGGAGGTTGAGCGAATGGGTCGTGTTGGAGTGGTGGCTCGGGTTCGGTTTCCTGCGTCTCGATGGGGTCCCCGATGCGCTTTCCGAGAATTGCCGACTCGATGAGCCGCAGCGTGTCCACACCGATCACGTCGGCGATCCGGTCGAGCTCTCGAATCGTGAAGGACGACTTCCCCGCAAGCCGCGAGTAGAGAGTTGGACGGCTGACGCCGAGGGCGTCAGCGACGTGTGGGGTCTTGATGCGCTGCCGGGCGAGCTCAGCCCGCACTGCATCAGCAACATGCTTGTCGGAATCGTTCATACTGTCAGCCACTCCGCGATCGCGACACGAGCTTCCGTGAGTCCGGCGATCAGTTCGTCGAGCTCGTTGAGGTCGTCGGTGATCGAATCGGGATCGAACGTGAACTCCGAAATGTTGGGCACCCACGCGGCGCTCTTGACGTGCCCCTCGAGCGAGAAGGCGATCGTCACAGACTTGTGGTCGACGTCACGTACATGGAGATCGGTGAACCCGTTGGCGTGGTCCTCCGCGAGAATGCAGTCTTCAAAGTCGCAACACGCGGCGTTCATCGCGATCGCTCCGAGGCGACGGGGATGAACGTGTAGACGTCGACGGGTCTGAGCTCGCCGAACATCTTCGGCTCCACCACGGTCTCGATGCCGGCGAGGACGTGGTCTCCTCGGCGGGTGTAGAAGGTCCGGTTGCCGACGTGATGGTGCTTCGGGAACTTGACCCGATCGCCGGGGCGGCACCATTCGTGGTCGCAGCTGGCGGCGAGGTGGGCGGTGGTCTCGTCGTCTCCGCCTTTCCACTCGTGGTGGACGTCGGTGATGTGGAAGACGTCGCCGGGTGATGCGTGGTCGTTCTCGCGCACGTGGAAGTAGTAGAGCTGCAGGACGGGGATGTCCATGAACTCGCAGTCGTCGATGAGGTCGCGGAGGGCGAACGTGCGCTGCTCCTTGAGCGCCTCGATCTCCGCGGTCATGCTGATCAGGGTGGCGACGCTGGGGGTCGGGACCGTTACGATGGTCATGAGTTAGTGCTCCTTCGTGAGTGCTTGGCCGTCGTCCTGTTGCAGCAGGGCGGCGGCTTCTTCTTTGATGCGGCCGTGAAGTTCGCCGGCCGGGTCGCGCCGGACATGGAGGATGCCGGCGAGGGTACGTGCGGTGGCTCGGTCGAGCCAGACACGTTCGGAGGTTGCGCCGCGGAAGACGAGCGCCGCGGTCCTGTCAGCGGTCTCGATGCTCCTGATCGCAGCGTTGGCGGTCGGGTCCTTCGGCATCAGCTGGCATCCGCGAATGCGTCGTTGATGAACTTCTCGAGGTCGATGCGCCGGACGACGACACGTCCGCCGAGTTTCGCTGCCTTGAGCTGCTTGGTGTTGATGAGCCACCGGATGCTGTCGACCGAGCGGCGCAGATACTCGGCGACCTCCGGGACGAACAGGATGTCCGCGGGTGCGGACGCGGTCATGGTGGACATTGGACACTTCCCCTCTTGTGGATGGAGCAAGTCATGTGACTTGGACAATTCAGGTCTACCACTGGTGCTCACTTGCGTCAAGCGCATACGATGGGCGTCGTGCAATACGGTCAACTTGACGAAGCTGAACCCGCTTTCGGCAAATGGGTGCGGGAGCGCCGACAGTCGCTGGCGCTCAGCCAATCGGACCTCGTACAGCGGCTAGCGAGCCGCGGGTTGCTTGTGGATGCGTCCGCGATCTCGCGCATCGAGTCCGGCGCACGCTCCGTTCGGCTTGGCGAAGCCATCGGCATCGCTGACGCACTCGACTCTCCACTCGGCGCGGAGTTCTTCACCTACAAGTCGCCGGACTCATCCGCTTTGGTAGAGGCGCTGTCATCGATTGAGCGCGCGCTGTTTCGTCGTGAAGAGGCAATCGCGGCCGATCACGATGCGCTTAGGGCGATATTCAAGCGGCAAGAGACTGCCCATCAGCACCTCCTAGCGGTGACCCACGCGGAGGAAGTAATCACCGCAGCGCTACCTAGCCTCAGTCCCACCGAGCTCGAGCTGCTCAATGAGCGACTGCGCTCGCTCCGTGATATCGAGGAATGGCAGCACATCATCGAGCTAGCTGTGCTGCCCAGGGACGTTGGTTGA